TGCTTCTGTTGTCTGTTCATCCTGATTGATTGTCACATGTCCGCCAAGGTGTACAATCGGGTATTCTGTGATATATGGTTTTAAAGCCTGATTTAATGAAGTTACCTCTTGTGCTAATTTTACCGCCGTGACGTGAGAACTATCCCATTCCCCAGCCGCATGATCAGAGGTAAACCTGTACAGGTTCCCGCCGTTCATAACATACGTTCCGGCAGTATACGCTGTCAGGGTGCTGAACGGTTGCGCCAGAGTAGACCCCAGATTGTCTGCGGCGGTCTGTACGTTTTGAAGCTGGGCAGAAATCTGATTCGTCCAGTCCGTAACAGTGGAACCCGGATCGACCTGCTGACCCGTCCTGCTCCGGGCTACCATGCCGACAACCGCAAGAAGCGTGGTGATGGCTGTCCCTTCCGTGAGCTTCACGGTAATGGTGATCGGGCCAATAACGCTGTATGCCGTTTGCGGGATGATGATAGACGCCTTGTTTCCACTTCTGGTGCCAGCTACAGGCACGGTGGTGCCATCGGCAAGCAGACAGTACCCGGTGACGCTCCCAGCCAGAGCAACCGCTTCTCCGTTGTCGTAGATCTCCACGCCAAAAAGGTGCCCAAGCGCATCCTGATTGAACACCGTCTCCATCCGGCGAATGGGGACAGGTTTCTTAAGATCCTGCTTATACCAGTTTTCAATCCTCGCCATTGGCAGTACCTACCTTTCCTTTTTTGAGCACAACAGAAATCAAGTTGCCTTCGTCCTGGATAGCGACAATCTGCGTATACCCATCAAAGACCAGTTCCACCTTGTAGTAATGAAAGATGATCTTCTGGGTTTTTGACGGGTCAGCAAGTTTGGTGAAAACGTCAACAATGCCGCAGTCTGGATCTCTGATGGACAGGTAGAGACCGTTTACGCTTTCTACTGCCCTGCTGTCCTTCAGTATCGTTTCGTCATTCAGCTTCAGATACTCGTCCATCCTTATTGCCCTCCTCGATACTGCGGTTGATTTCGTCCAAAGTCCTGTAGACGATTTTCAGCTTTCTAAGAGATTCTGAAAAAACGGAAACGTTCGTTTCTGTTGCCTGAATAGTCACCTGTTGGATACCATCATACGCACTGCTCAACATTTCCATTGTAGCCACAATCTGCTTTGATGTCATTTTAGCTTTCCTCCTTATGTCCAAACTTGCATCAGTGCCATATTCGACGAGCGGCTATAATAATAACCACTTGTATCGATAGTTGTTCCTGCCGCCATATATCCCTCTCTGGTCAGTCCCCATGCGGCGTTATAATGTATAGATGGATGATAATTCTCTATTTTTTTTTCGCCTGAATCAATTTCAGTTCCACTGTCATCCTTCAACTTGTATTTCATAACGCCCCCGTCCTGCACAAGGGTGACAGATGTTGCAGAGGGGGCTTTATTAAAAGACAGTGACCCTCCGGAAAGTCTGAATAATGTCAGCGTTTTTCCATCGCTACTCACTTGCCCGTCATAGATATTCATATTATGTGTTGATACGCTCAAATCGGAACATGATATTGTCCCGGAACATCCGATAGCCGTTGACGCTGAAAGCTGTTGAACGCTAACAAGTGCCGCCTTGGAAAGTGCCGCTGTTACCGTTGTTGCGTTTATGTCATCCGCTTCAATCTTTTTTGCAAGAAGCGTGTTAACGGTTGTGAAGTCCGAAGTAATCGCAGTAACAGTTCCGTCCAGCGTCTTCCCTGTATAGTCGGAATCCGCACCAGATATTGGCCCGATGTAAATGTGGTCAGCCATGATATTGGCATTCCCGGTTCCATCCTCGTTTATCGAAACAGCTATTTCGGCGGCTTTAATATAATTCTCGCCGTCTGCTTTGGTCCCAACGACCATGGCTACCTTGTCAGCCTGTACCTTTAATCTGCCGCCGATATGTCTTTCGTTATCGTCGGCATACTGAATGGCCCCGTTCGCATCGATATACATCCCGGCTTGCCTGACAACTTCGCCTGTTTGCTTGTATTGCCGCGCCCACAAATCAAGAACTACATCTGTTTTGTCGATCCCTGTGCGGAACTCTTTCCACTTGTCCTCCTGCTTCTTACTGCCGCCACCGCCGCCGCCGCCTCTTGCAGCGTCCGTCCCTCCGGAGGCATCCACATCATGCAGATATTGTATGGCGGTGTCTTCTTCCTCGCCGAGAACCACCTCCATGGACTCCGGTTCGCCGTAAACATCGTCCCATGAAAGCTCGGTGATATTCCGTTCCACAGTGACACCATAATCCACCAGCGCAAGCCGCATCAGCTTGCCGATGGTGAACGTGTCCCATGATTCTCCCGTGGCGTGTGAAAGCTCCTCTGCCTGTACTTGAACGGTAATCTTCGGCTCTTTGTGTGTGCGCAGATATTCCTGCGCTACCCTCAGGGCTTCGGAATCCGTATAATCGGAGCTTGTGGAAACCGTGCGCTCAACCAGACCATAAGTGGAAACGGTGTCCGCATCCAAATACGCCCATTCCGTTGTGGGAATATCCGTTTTCAAGACGGAGGTGGTGTTGGCCCACGTTTCCCCGGCTTCATGACCGCTGGGAAGTTCGTATATCTTGCCGTTGTACAGAACATACGTCCCGGCACTGTAATAAGCGTCTACACTGAAGGTGGGAACGGCTTCAAGATTCATATCAGCCGTGGGTGTGTCCGTGGTGGTCTCGCGTTCGTAATAGACGCGGGTGCAAAGCTCCGTGTCGTCATAGATGATCCTTGCGGAATCAATATTGCGGGACAGCCGCCCCTCTGCGGAGACACTGGTCTCTTTCTTTGCTACGCTGACCGTCCACGGGGTGGTGCTAAAATTAAACGCAAGGTAGGTTCCTTCCACCTGCTCCAAAATGCCCAGCATGGCATCCAGCACCCGGTCATAATTGACGGAGAACGCAATCTGCCCCGTGCCCAATGCGGAAACTGACCCTAACTGCCACCTGCCGCCGCCATAATATTGGAACACTGTTTGCATAGCGGTGGTTGCTGCCATCATCTCGTCATATTCGGCTTTTACGAGATAGTCGCCAACCTCCGTGATAGCGTGTTCCAGTTCCACGGATGTGATGTCCTCGCCGTATGCATCCTCCGGCGACCTCACCCGGAAAAAGCCAGCGGATCCAATGGGCGTAAACAGTTCCACAAAGCTCCTGGCAGGAATGAACTCACTTCGTGGCAATGCCATTGTGGCGGTTGAAAGCGGCGTAATCCTGAGGTCAAGGGACATGCTGAGAGGATGGTACTCTTCAACTGTGTTCCCAGACCCATCAACCCGCCTGGGAAACCGAACGTCAATCAAGCCCACAACCCCCTTCCTTTGAATGTAACAGCGCATGACACATTTGAAGAAAATGAAAGGCTGTTGCTCTCACCGCTCTTCAACGGCAAATCATCTGCCCCGCTTCGCTTGTTTAACAGGGAGGTGCTGCCCGCTTTGATGCTCATAATCATGTCATCATCATACGCAATCTGCACTGTTGCCCCCGAAGCAACGGAAATCCCGGTAAGCGACAGCGTCTTTCCGTTTGCTACCAGATTCAGCGTTGTCAAGGTTCCGGAAGGGACAGCATCCACCTCGAAGAAGGCTCCATCTACACTGCCCGGAACATACAGGTTTCCGCTCCCTGACGTCCCGGAAAGAGCAAGCGTGGTGGGCACAAGGTCTTCCCAGAACGGCATGGAATAGGCTGTGAACGTCATTGAAATAGGGTCTGTCCACTTGAGCGCACTCTGAATAGTGGGTGGGGCGCTAAGAACGCAACGTAGCCGTTGCCCTTCGTGATCATTTGTCTGCAGAATGCCGCCGCCCTTTGCCCACCGCTGTACTGCGTTGCAGATGGCTTGCCTTTCCTGCACACTGTAAGCCCGGATGGCGAATGTGATTACAACATCCCTGTGATCAACATACTCCCGATAAACCCTGTTGCCATGCCGCTTCGCTCCTCTGTATGTCGAGAAGTCGATGCTCGCAGGAGGATAGGCAATATCCAAGATGAGGATGCTTGCACTGACAGCACTCAACGGTTGTCCGTTCAGGACAGCTTCGTATCTGCTAATCACGTCGCATACCTCCTCGCTTTAAGCTGTTTGATCTGTGTCCGGTTAACTTCCTCAGTAACATTTCGCCCGTTCAGATAGCTCCTCACGGTTACGTTTTCCATGCCGGACTTGATCGCCGCTTCAACGGCGGATGCCAGCCCGTTTAGATCAATGGTTGACCTGCTTTCCTGATGACGAGCCTGGGAGGCCGTGAGGATCTGCTCCCCGCGATGCAGCAGGGCGGGGTAATTGTCATACGGGACAAGCCCGCCTTTTGCGTGGCCAAAGAGCGAGCCGAACATCATCTGCATTGACCGCTGGTTGTTCTCCCTCGTGTCAAGCGAAGTCCCGAAAGAGGATTGCGTTGGAACGCCGTTGGCCTCTCCACCAAGGCCGGAGGACAGGAAATTAACCGCAACATTGATACCGTTTTTGGCCCAGTCATAAATTGTCTGGATCCATTGTGCGATTTTTGCCCCGAAATCCACCAGCACGCTGGGCTGCTTTTCAAGCCATCCCTTGATGGTATTAAACCATCCGACCACGGTGGCCCCAAAGCTGATACCGATCTCCAGGGCGGACGTCAGCCACCCGTTTATGCGGGTGGCCCATTCATCTACGGTGGACTGCCATGCCAGTTTAATGGTATTGGCTTTTTCTGAGATCCATTCCTTTGCGATTTCAAATGCGCTGGAAACGTCGTTCCATTTATCGTTAATCCAGGTGACGGTGGTTTTCCATGCCTTGCCGATCCAATCCTTGATTTTGTCCCAGTTTGTAGCAACAAGAGCAATAGCACCGGCGATAAGCGTGAAGATGACGGTCAGCGGGCTGATGGATGCGACGAATGTGGCGATCTTGGCCGCAGCAAATGCCGCGATAATGGCTCCAATGCCAGCAGCCACCGTTTCTTTGTTTGCAATGATCCATTCGAGCACTTTTTTTACAGCGGCCAGACCATTGCCAACGGCCTGCAAAACAGGTTTATCGGATTGCTGCAGCTCGGAAACAGTCCCATCAAAATCTCTGATAAGACTGCTGATAATTTCTATGGTTGTTTTAATGGATTCCAGGCTGCTTCCAAGCACCTGCAGCACGGGAGAATCGCTGTTTTTGAGCTTTGAAATAATATTGCCAGCGCTCTCGCTGATGGTGTCCAGGACGCCCGTTATGCCTGCCGTTTTATAGGCTTTGCTGATCTTCCCGGCGTAAGCGGTTATTTTTTTGACGCCGCTTGTAAAAGTTGGCAACAGCTTGGCTCCAAAGGTGTTCCTGATCCCGTTAAAAGTGCGGTTCAGGTCGTCCATGGCATCATTGTATTCCACGGACGCGTTCACCGCATCATCGCTCATAATGATGCCAAGCTCCTCGGCACGCTGACGCAGCTCGTCAATGCTGGTTTCGCTCTGATTGAGCAGCGGCAGCAGCTCCATGCCGTTCCTGCCGAAAAGTTTGACCGCAAGCGCAGATTTCTTCGCTCCGGCTGGCATCTTTTGGAAGGCCCGAACTACGGCCTCAAACTGGCCTTCCATGTTCATATCACCAAGCTCAACATAGTTGAGACCCAGCTTGACCAGGGCTTCGTTATACTCCTCACTGCCGTCCGCAGCAGACAAAATAGCGGAGTTTAGCGTTTTCATCGAAACGCTCATGCTGTCGATGCTGGCACCGTTCTGGCCCAGGATATAATCCCACTCCTGGTATGCCTTGCGGCTCAGGCCCAAAACCTGGCTTTGTTTATCGATCTTGTCCCCGGCATTGGACACTTCATTGGCCAGGCTGATGACAGAATCAACGCCCTTTTTGATCGCGGCGACAGACAGCGCACTGGCAACCAATTTCTTGACTTTGCCAAACGTGCCGGACAGGGAACTTTGCAGGTTTTTCCCTGATTTTTCGGCTTTATTCATCGCGCTGTCGAAGCTGCTTGTATCAGCTACGAGTTTTGCGACCAATTCAAATGCTGTCATGATGTCAACCTCTTAACGATGTCTTGTTTGATCTGTTCCGCGCTGCGATTATCCGCCTGCACACTTTCGGGGTATGCGATCTCGACATAGCTCTGCAGTTTCCAATTATCCCCGCCCAGTATTTTGCCGATCATGCCCAGCACCGTTGCGGAATATGCCTGCCAAAGCTGCTGACGCCTGTACTGATTGATCATGACGCGCAGCATGGGAAGGCCGTGCCACCCATGCTGCAGGATCATCAGGCGGGCGTTGTCACGTTCGTTGGGTTCGAGGGACTGGAACTCGTAAAAAAACCCATCAGGGTCTCCCAGTTCTCTTTCAGCAGGGCCACCACATCCCCGAATTTCATTTTGCCCGCGTCCTTTTTATCGCAGCAGATCAGCGCGGCGATAATCTCATACATGCTCTCCCGGTGGCGTTGCAAGGCCGCTTTGGCAATGCGGGGCAGGTACTTAGGAATCCACTGCATCATGGATGTTGATTCGCTTTTGCCAACGTCCTCCAGCAGCCCGGTGACCTCAGGGTCTTCCAGGATGAAACTGATAGCATTGGAAATGCGCAGCATGGCCTCGGAAGCCTGATCCAGATCCATGTCATTGATGTTCATTCGTTTATCCTCCTGTTTTTTCGCCGGATTTGGCCCGCCGGGGCGCGTCCGTGGTTGTTGGCGATAATTCGCCCGTCTAAAATTGGCGGGGCTGTAAGCCCCGTTTTTGGCCCGTTTAAGGGCTATAAAAAATCAAAGGGGAGAGGCAAGCCGCCCCGCCCCTTTGTTTCAGTCATTGAGAAAATGCAGCTTGCAAGGGATGGTGTCATTGCTGCTGACATCCGCCTGATGCGCATGGAACTCAGCGTTTGCCGTGCCCTCGTTTTTATCCGCGAAGGTGAAGGCGAAATCCGCCGTATTGAACGCATTGAGCAGTTCGATGGCCATGAAACCCTCTGAGGTGTCTCCGACCCATACGATGCTGTCAAGATAGTCATCGTCATCGATGGCCATGCGAACCGTGACAACCACATGCTTGGGATTGGTATCGTCAATATCCGCGTTGCCAAGGATGGCTTTGATGTGGTCGGGGGTGATTTCGATCAGGGTGGTGCTGAGATAGGCGTCAGCGGAATCGACGATCTCGCTGCCGACAAACGGGCTGCGGGCACCATCCGCATCCACCTGGCGAATCTCCCTGGTGATATTGAAGGTACCGCCGCCCCGCGTGGCTCCCAGCAGATTGGCCCCGCTGGCAATCTCGGAGGCCAGCGCGGTTTTGAGGGCGGTTGCGTTCTGATACTGGGTCAGGTCAAGGCCCACCAGCATCACACCCGCGTTGAGCTGCAGGGATTTATAGGTCTCTCTGCGCAGCGGGGTGGTGACATTGCTTTTGACCGCCATGTGTTATTCTCCTTCCTCCGGGTTGTAGCCCGGTGTGTGATATGCGTTGATGCTGAGATTGAGATAAGCCGATCTGTAATCCCCGTCCACCATAACCTGGACGAGCGGGGATTCCGGCCAGATGACCAGGTATCCGTCATCAAGTGGAATTTTGCATCCCTCGCCGATTTCCGCAGTGATCTGGTCAGCCACCCGCAATATCAGGCTGTTGGATCGCGAACGATCCCACACCTGGGCGTACATGGTGGCCTTCTGGTTCCATTCCGGTTCCGCCAGGGAGTAGGTGATGTAGGGAAGTTCTACGTCCTCCGGTACGCTGTCCGTGGAGCAGGCAGGCAGGTCAAAGCCGGAGAAAAACTCCTTCAGGGCCTTTGCTGTCTGGTACATGCGCTCACTCCTCTGTCGGCAGGTCGTACTTTTCCACCTCGATCAGTCGCTTATTAAGTCGGCTGGTTGCCGGGGTGTGGCGATCCGTGCCCGGATTGGTAACCCGATAAGTCTGGCCGTCATCGGCCCTGCGGAAAACCTCATGATAGTCCAGCTGCAGGGATTTGGGGACGTAGATCCTGTAAACCCTGCTCACGCCCTGCTGTTCGGCTACCGTGATCTCCGGTGCGCTCTGGAATTCCCATGCCGCGTCAAAATGCGCGCCATCTGCCCAGTCGATGATATAACCCCCTACGGGATCATCGCGCCGGGATTTGGTCAGCGTCACGCATTCCACGCTGTACTGATCCATCAGGCTCATAGGCACAGTTTCCTCCATCGTTCCAGACGTTTTCCGAAAATGTTCTGCCAGCCAATCTGGCCCGCAGAATCTCCTCCTGTGGCGTTTCCGGATTTCAGGGAATAGGAATAGCCGTTGAAGCTCTCGCTTGCGAACGGGCTATTGATGCTCTCCTGATTTGAATCCACCCATTGACTGATCTCTTCGGACAGCGCAATCACGGCAGGAGGCACCGCCAATGCGCATATCGTCCCGGCGAACGTTTCGTCCTGAAGCCCCGCCGCTTCTATATCGTCATCGTCCAGGATGCCGTTGCTATGCCAGGTATACACCCCATCATTGAGGTCGCTTCCGGTAATCCAGATGCGCTGGCCCTCCTTGATCTGGGGCAGGGGAGAGATGACGCCATCCGCGATGGTATAGGTGCCGGGGTTTGGGCTTTTGATGAAATAGTTGTGGATATACTCCAGCACTGCCTGCAGCATGGCGCTTCCTCCTTACTCCGTGGTTTTCTTCCTGGGCTTGCGGACGGCCTTCGGTTTTTCCTGCGGCTCCGCTTTGGGCGCGTCCTCGGTGACAATGCCCTGGATCATCTGCAACCCCGCCCGGTTGCGGCCAGATTCCAGCTCCTGCAGCCTATCTGCGGGAACCTCCCGACCATCGCAGGGGAAGGGATCCCCTGCGTGGTAGAGGTGCCTGTCCGTCAGATCGCGCCAGTCCCGCGTGCAGATGTATTTCTGCATCAGGTGCCGGGCGTATTGGCGGCGGTGGCTACATACAGCCCGTTGGGGTTGTACAGTACGGGCATGAACAGGCCCTCAGCTTTCGTCCAGACGATCTGCGGGTCGTTCTCGCAATACTGGTTGACGAACACGAACGGGGAGACCTCGCTGGTTTCCGCGCCGGTGAACTTCTGAGCGGTAACGCTGGGGGTGTCGCCCCAGATGCCAGTGCCGACATAGCCGTCTCCGCTGAAGAAGGTGATCTTATCCTGCGGATAGTAGCGTTTGTCGGTAACAACCGGGCGTCCATTGCTGCCCATGGTGAGGGGCAGGCTGTAGTGCAGATCATTGATCAGCACCCGGCTGATGCCGAATTCCTCGCTCAGGTAGGCTTCCAGATCGGCCCTGCGAATCAGCTGGCCGACCATCAGAGCCCCGTTGATAGCCTTCTGGATGGAGGCATCCTTGCGTAGCTTGCTGATCATGGCCTGGCTGGTGTAGATGCCGGTGATGGGGGAGCCCTTGCCGCTGGCTTCTTCGGTCAGGGCCAGCAGCTGCTCATCCACGGGGGCGGACGCGCCTGCGCCGAAGTCCAGGCTCTTGGCCAGGTTGGCGGCTGGTACGCCGTAATCAACGGTCAGATCCAGCCCGTTTTCCTTGATGGTGACCTTGCCGGAGTACAGCATCTCATTTTTGGCCACCTTGGTGCGGGTGAAAACCTCCTCCGCCAGGTTGTAGGCGTCGTTGAGAACTTTCTCCCGCAGGCGGTTCTCGGTGTTGACGCCGCGATTGAGCAGAGCACGCAGCCGCTCGCTCTGGTCGATCTTGACCTTGATCAGCCCCTTCTCGACATTGTGGCTGTCGATCGGTACCCGCAGGGTCTTCTGCGCTTCCACGTCAAAGGCATGGAACTGCGCCATGACCGGGATCTGGTACTCCGCAGCCATGGTCTCCCAGTAGGCGATCAGGTTGTCGGTTTTGACATCGTCCACGATCTGATCCACCGGGTCGTTGGGCCGGGTGACCTCGTAGCCGATATCAAGCAGCTCGTCAGGGGCTACCATGCCGAAAATGTTGTTTTCAAACATGTTTATGTTTCTCCTTTCTCAGGCTCTGACCTGATTATTCATCCTCAGGGCGGGTGACGGTGGGAACCGTCTTGACCTTGATGCCGGTCAGCGCGGAAGCCGCAGCGGAAGCCAGTGCAGCGGGCAGACGGCCACCGTAGATAACGCCACGGGTGACCAGGCTTCCGGGCATGTTGCCGTTGGTGACCTCCACATCCTCGTAAAGGATGCCCTTTGCGGTGGCATCATTGGCAGGAATCACCGCGCCCATGGGGACGATCTTGCTGCCGTCCGCCAGGGTGATGACCTGGGCGTGGTTCGCCGCGACCTGTACGGTCTCACGGGCGCAGTCCGCCTCGGCCAGGAACCAGCCGGGAGCGTAGCCGCGATTGGTCTTGTTACCGATGAAGCTCATTTTTCAGCTCTCCTTTCGTTTACTTCTGCGGGCTGGGTGCCGCCCCGAATCTCTGCGCGTGCCATTTTGCGGCCATGGCTCTTACCCCGCCATCATTTCCGCCGTTATTGGCTCCGGGCGGGGGATTGTCCACCTGCTGTCCGCGCTGGCGCGTGGTGACCTTGAAACTGCCCCACTTGTCCGCGATGGTCTTTTTCAGATCATCGATGCCGTCCAGCGTTCCGTCATCCTTCAGCTTCATGTTGCTGTAGTCGGTGGCGTTGAGAACTGCATCAAGGGTCTTTTCGCTGATCTGTTCTTCGACCAGCAGTTTCTTGTAGGCCGCCTTGATCTTGGCCGCCTCGGCATCTTTCGCAACCTGGCCCTTGTACGCGTCGAAGTCTCCGTGCTCCTTTTCGTACTTGGCTTTCCAGTCCTCCTTTTTGAGGTCGTCCAATTCCTTCTGGACGCTGGGCAGTTTGTCAGCCTCCGCCTTGTATTTCGCGGATGCCTGTTTTTCGTTGTCCAGATCGTCCTTCAAAGGATCAACCACCCCGCGATGAAGGGTGATCAGCTTCTTGGCGATATCGTCGGTGTACGCCTCGCCAAGGATTTCTCTCAGGTCTGTGCGTCCAAATGCCATTTTTCTACCTCCCAGTTCTTCGGTGGGCAGTCCTTCGCCCCCGGTAGAATATTTTTTGAGGCCAGTTCTTCGGCCTTCGCCCACATTTTTAAGCAAAAATCAAGCCTGCGAAAAGGAAAAAAGTGTCAAACTTTCGGAAAAGTATCCCCGTTTTTGACAATTTTTCTCCCGCAGGCATAATAAAACAGGGCACCGCGTTTCCAGACGGTACCCTGCCTTGAAAGGATGGGGTGATCCTCGCTTATATTTTATGGTCGCTTGCGGCCTGCGTCAAGCTCATTTCGTCTGGCCCACCTTTGCCATCTCCCGCTCGATTACGGCCTTGTACTCTTCCCGGTGGTTTTCCAGGGCCTTCCTCAGGAACGGCCTTGGTGGCTGCATTTTATAGGTTCCAAACTCAACATATGGCGCGTACTTCACCGTGCTGCCGATGGCCTCCGTTTTTTCATCCCATTGCTCATGGGTAATGGAATTGCGCAGAGTACCGCCCCTATATCCGGGGATGCCGGTGCTTTCCGGCGTGCCGACAGGGGCTTCCTGTTTGGCGTAGGTCTCAGCCTTGCCACCGCAGATCTCCAAGGCCCGCGCCATGGCCTCCGACACGGCTTTCATGGCCTCTTCCTTATGGCTTGTGAATGTTACGTCGGCCATTTGTTTCCTCCGTTTTTTTGTTCGAATCCTTCTTCCTTACTATCTCATACTGAGCTATAAATCCTTCACTGTGCCCCTTTTCAATATCCGTCTTTATTGGAGCAACTTCACGAGTATTTCCACCGTTTTTGTTTCTTTCTCTGTCGTTTCTCCGTTCCATTCATCTCTCCTCGCTTTCGTATCAATAACTCTTGCTCCGATAACTTCCATTTCCGTTTTTCTGGCAAGAATAACCTCACTCTCAGCAGTGTTTTCTGTAATATACATTGGAGTTCCTTCTGGTGCAATGATGGTAAATTTAATGTCAGACCCTATAAAGACATTGCGCTCAGAAGAAACGCTGGCAGACGAGTATCCTTTGTCTGAAATAACAGCTCCCTTCAAAGTCTGATTGATCTGGTCGACAATGTCCTGATGGTTCAATCCATCCGTAATTCTCGCGTGCCCAAACCTTTGTGGTTTACCACTGCCGATATCAATTCCAAGCCTCTGAAGCGCATCAGCTCCGCTCCATCTTTCAAGGGCCATCTCTCTGTCTGATCTTCCGGATTGAATAAGCCTGTCCATCGCTTCAGATGTTTCCCTGATGCTTTTCGAATCTTTTTCATAGATGGCTTGTAACTTTGAAGGTACTTTGTCCCCAGGTCTTACCGTCCTATCCCATTTCCCCCCATATGTTATTGCACCATCGTTTCGCCAATAGCTGTTGATGGCCGAGCTTCCGTCCGCCGACTGTACATAGCGAATTCCGCCAGGATTGCTTTCAGCCATCCACAGATCATCAAGCAGCTGTTCATCCTCTTTTGCGATTGCTCTCGTGCTATGGCTTTTAACCCATTGATCATACTTATCTGCTTCCATGCTTCTTGGCATATTGCGGAAGCTATATCCGTTTTCTTCCTGTTCGGTCTGATCCTGTGCGCTCTGCTTCCACTCGTTGTAGCTCATGCCCCTGACGTAGGTGGGCCGGGAACGCAGATTGTCATCCTCGTCCCGGTAATACTCCGCCGCGATGCGCTCCGCGTCCTGATCATCCGGGTATTCCTCGTAAACATAGCCCATAGTACAGCGGCAATTCCAGACCTGCTCACCGTCCGCCATGGGATCACCTGGGAACATGATCTCCGCCAGGCTCCCGTCCCGGTTGTGGGTGACAAACGGCTCATCCACGTCAACCACCTGCCCGTCCAGCTCCGCATGGGAATCGCGGGTGCGCATGTCCAGTGTGGCAATCCATTTCTTTTTGACCTTGATGCCCATGCCCTTGGCCCGCTGCATGGTCTCCATGCGCCCCGCGTTTTGCGCGGATGTCATGGCCGTTGCCGCGTATCGGGTCATCGCCGCGTCATTTTCATGGGCCGTCACCCTGGCGATACGCTCCGTCATTTCCGGCAGGCTGTCCCCCTGTATGATGCTCTGGGCGACCGCGTTTGAAATCTTCTTTTGATTCCAGGCCCGGTCTTTTTTGCCGTCAATGATTTTGCGGGGCATCAGCTCCGGCTGTTCCCGGATCAGCTTTCCGACCGTGTCCTTATCGTACAGGGAAAACCCGTAACCGATGCCGGTCTCTTTGCTGATCCGGTAGGCCTCATAGTTGGCGTTCTCCGCGAAGACATCCATTTTTTCGCCGTTGATGACCCGGAGGGCCTGCCGGTTGGCATCCTCCAGGGTCTTTGTGGCCTGCTCCACCTTCTGCCGCCAGATGTCACTCTGAAGCACCTGCATGCGCTTCCAGCTGTCGTACTGCTCCTGTGTGATTTCCCCGGCCTTCAGCTTCGCCCGCTTCTCCTGATCCTTGCGGGCAAAGCGGGCCTGGAAATCTTTCATCTGCTCGCGCATTTCCTTTTGCGCGTTGCGGTAGATGGTGACCAGTTGCTTTTGCACCCGCTTTTCCGCGCTGGCCGTGGCCTGATCCCCGATGTTTGGCATCAGATTTCACCGTCCTCCTGCGGTTCGTCCTGTTCATTCGGTTCCTCATCCATAAACCGGCCCATGCTTTCCCCGTCCTTGCGAAGCAGAATGCCGTCCACCTCATCCACCGTGATGAAGGGCAGCTTCTCCAGGATGGTCTGATCGTCCAGGTACTGCGCAGCCATCACGACCATTTCCGTCTGCTCCTTCTGGTTGCTGACCCGGTTGCGCTGGAAGATGGGAGTATCATCAATGCCCATCATGTCCAGAATCATGCGGATGGCCCGGATGATCTGGTACTCAAATGCGTCCGCTTCCTCATCCATGGGCCAGTACGCCGCCTCGATATGGTCATTTGTGGCCCCGGCCTCCACGGTGTGCACATCAAAGCCGCCGAAATTCTCATACATCTGCGCCCGGATCTGCTGCAGGGCTTCCTTGCGGGCCTGATAGGGAATCTCCTGGGTGTAAGGCGTTATGGAGCTGTTTTCCCCGTCCACCACGGCCACATGCTGCAGGATCAGCCTGTCCAGTAACTTCTTGCAGTCTCCCGTATCCATGCCAAAGGCTCCGGAAATCAGCCAATAGACCTGAGCGCAGTCCTGGATGTCATTGGCGAATCCGGACAGCACCATGTCATAGGCATCAATCAGCGGCTTCAGGTTGTCCAGCGCACTCTCCCGGTTCTCCCCGCTGTACATGGGGAAGATGGGCAGCATGGTCAGATCCTTGGCCCCCGCGATTTCCTCCCCGAAAGCCTCGGAGCTTTCCACGGTCTCCACATAGGGCTGCAGATCGCTGACGGGTTCCAGGGCTGAAATGCCGTTTTTGCCATCCGGGGTTTCATAACGTGTATAGCCCTGCTCCGTGTACAGGATGGCATTGACGGGCCGCTTGCCCCACTCCAGGCACCAGAACCGGATACCGCCCCGCAAGGCCCCCGTGCGCTCATCGTAGAGGGCCAAGAATTCCGTCTTTTTGAACAGGTTGAACTCCCACCCATCATTGGCGAAACCCGGATGCACATACATATAGGCCGCGCCGTTGCCCTGCGCCCAGTAGGCCCATTGGTAGACCATCTGATCGAAATCATCCCCCAGGGCATCCTTGGTTTCGTCCACGGTGGCCGTTGTTCCGTCCTCCTGCACCTTCTTGGCTTTCCCGGCGAAGGAAATACCATTGCCCAGGGAATAGCTGCAGCGGTCAGTGACCAGACGGTGAATCATGCGGTTGCGGATTTTTGTGTTGGCCTTGGTAAAATCGTTCTGTGGTACCCCGGCCATATCGTAGATGACCCGCGTGGTTTCCAGGATGGCCACATTGCGCCCCGCCATGTATTCCTCTTCCTCCAGGGCTTTTTTGTATTCCTTGCTGTTGCGGTAGCTGGTGATGGCGTTGCGTACCCATTTGGTCTTGTCTTCCGCCTTTTCGAAATCATTCCATGTGATAATGGTAATCAGCTCCTTTCTGCCTCATCGGTCTCGTCTTCCTCTGCGTCCGTCTCCGGCGTCGGTTCCAGGTGCCTTCCCCAGGGCATCAGCCGTGCCTTTCTGCGCTCCGTGTCCTGCCGATCCAGAAAATCGGCTGTCCTGAACTCCAGCTCCTCGTGGTCTGGCATGCCTGCTCCTTTCTCACCGAAAGATCGGTGATACATAGTCCTCTCCTGACCGCCGGTCTAACAATCTGCAAACGCAGGAGGCAGAGTCTGGGCAATCGTCGTGCTCCGCGTCCTCCGTATAGCCCATGATCTGCTGGATGTACTCCTGATCGGTTCCTTCCAGCCATTGAATGTGATCCCACCACTTGCGCAGGAAGGTGGAAATCTTGATGTACTTGTTTTCCTTCTCCGTGTAGGGCTGCGCTCCCGCGCCCCTTTTGATGATCTCCCGCGCCAGGTACCCCTTGTCACCGTTTTTCTCGCAGTAGAACGGCCCGCACATGAGCCGCTGGGCCTCCGCGATGCAGTATTCCAGCACCGTGTCCACATGCCCATGCCACATCCTGCCGTAAAGATACAGGGTATCCCCGCGCCGCCTGCCGCAGGTGAAGGCCGTGTAGTCCTCGCCGCCGTAGGCCGCGTCGATGTGGGCAATGCCGTCCCGCAGCAGATCCTCCGGCGTGGCATCTTCCCGTTTCAAAACCTGCTGGGCCTCTTGCGCTGTGATGAACACGGGAGCCGTCTTGAACAGGGCGTCCTCTGCCGCGATGTGCACAAGTTCGTAGTTTGCCGCGAAGAGGGAAGGAGCCATGCTGCGCCGCTTTTCCTCGATATCCTCCGGGCTGAGAATGCCGGTCGAGTAACAGTCCCATTTTTCCGGTTCCGGCATCAGGCTGAAAGCATCCTCCGGGTGCCAGGGAGTGCCCGTGTTGATGATCCTGCCGCCCTTGTTGACGATGTTGAGCAGCTCCTGATAGATCAGCTTGGTGCGCTCCCGCTCAGCCTTGCTCTTCCGGTCTTTGACATTGATGATATCGTCGGTAAAGATTCGCTCGAAGTGCTTACCCGTGATGCTGCCGCCGATACCCATGCCCACCAGCTGAGATGTTCCCCGCGTATCCGTCACCAGATTGGTGCTGATCTCCGTCGCGTTATCCGTCAGCAGTTTGAGATTGACACCGTAGATCACCTGCACCAGATACTGCGTCTGCGGCATCTGCAGAATCTTGCGAACCTGGTCGATGATTTCCTTCACATCCTCGTCCGTCTTCCGGCAGAAAAGAATGCGGAAATTCGGGTGCAGAATCATCAGGATCACCAGCACGATGGACAGGCAGGTGGTCTTGTAGCTGGCCCGGTGTCCCTGCAGGGTATAGTCCCCCTCGCCGCTGATCATCTTTCGCATCCACCCGTTGTGGATCTGGGTGAGCTTGGTAAACCCAACCATGTGCCCAAACTTGTACGGGGTGCGCACCAGAAACCGGACAGCATCGGCCCGTGTCATTTCAATGGTTCTCCTGTTTCTTTTGCATATCCGATCTTGCCGCATAGCGGGCATTCCAGCTCATAAATGCGCACACTCACCGGCCGCACAGCCGTCCACTTTTTGTGGCAGTTCGAGCATTGCACAATACTGACCTTGTGCGGCCTGTTCTCCGCATTTTCCATGGCTTTCCGCATGATCTCCCTCCTTTAACCCCTTGTTGCCTTTTCAATGAGCATTCCTGTCATCTCTTTGATGATGTCCCGTTGCGCATCCAGCCTGCCAAGAATCTGCTGATTCAGTTTTCTCTCATGTTCCAGCGCATTCATGAGGTTCTTCTTGATCGTTTCTGCATCATCGCGGACGGTTGGCGCAGTTTCAACCTTGTGCGGCATCTTTCCCTCGATTGGGATCGCCTTGTCGCCATCCGCTGGCCCTGCGTCCTCCGCCGGCTCTTCCGGCAGCGTCGGCAGCGGCATCCACGCGTACACCAGTTCGTTGCTGAATTCTCCGGAGTCAAAAGAAGAAATCGCAATGTCGAGCATGGTGTGTCGTTGTCCGTACGTTGCCCCCTCACGCCTGTCTGTCACGCTCCACCTTGTCGCGACAATATAATCGCCATCCTCTTCCGGAAGCCTGTCCTTGACGTATGTCCACTTCATGTCGTTCATATCGCACTTTCCCTCCTGTTTGCATCACTGCTGCGCGAACGTCTGCGCGTCCGCCTTAATGAAAATGCTGTACTCCACATCGCAGAACCGGACGGCCGCGTCGAACTCACGGCTGTCGGTATGGTTCATAACCGCGTCATAGATCGCCTCTGCGATCCCCCGCATCACCCTGTCCGGGTTGTCGCTGTCGATCTTCACCTGCACCGGCATATGATAGATCCGTTCCATTTTGCCCTCCTTAAAACTCAGGCTCCGTCATCTGTGCCGCTTCGATCATATCCTTTCGGAACATAAACCCGGCGAAGACAAAACTCTTCCGGCCCTTATCGTCCCCAGTAGTCATGTACTCCAGCAGGTCGTTTTCGTCCCGCTGGATCTGGGCCGCGATTTCCTCGAGGGAGCCGCCGTGATACTGAAGCTCCTTCTCCAGTACCCCCCCCACCGGTTATATATGGCTAACAACATTGTTTTTGTCACTCGTCCTCCGCCTCCAGCACCATCTGCTCAACCTCTGCAATGACGGACGGCTCCACATCCGCGACCATGACCTTGTCCACAGGCTTGTAGCCTGCGGTGTCTCGGATCATCTCCAGAGCTTTCATGTTGCCCTTGGCAGCTTCCTTCAGCACCCAGCGTACCCAAGCCTGCCCGCCGCTGATTTTCTCGCCGTCCTTGCCGTTGGCGACATCCTCCTCCAGCCATGTCAGCATGAGCCGCCGCAGGTCGCCCTTCTCCCGCTTCGCTGCCGCGCCGCGCAATTGCATCTCTTTCGCTCGTGAATCCCCCGAGACAAACTTTTTTCCTTCCGGCACAGGCTGGCCATTGATGGGGGAGACGAACCGGCCCTTTTCATCCCTTGGGCCGGGTTTGCGGGCCTTTTTCTCCGGTTTCTTTGCCATTGCCCTGTCTCCTTCTTATTGCTCATCTTCGCTCTCAAAATATTCATCAAGGTCTGGTATCATCACATCTCCAAGGCGATCTGTTGCCTTTTTCGGATCGCCCTTGCAGAAAATAAGGCAGTACTGGTGCGTCCTGCCCATCTTCCTGCTCGCCTGAAACGCTTTCCCTGCTCTTATCGGCAAACTACCTATTGGCGTAACAATAACGAAATCGTTGTAATACCTCGCGCCTGCTGATTCCATTGCCCGTACTGTCAGCCCTACAAGATCGCGCAGGTATCCCTTCTTTTCCCTGTAGTTTCCAACAACCACCGCAGCGAATCTGTTATCCTTGAGTTTGCCTGCTGCCCTGCGCATGATTTCCGCATACACTTCATCAAACTGCTCATCCGGCATATTGCTAATATCTGCGGGGTCATCGCTGTATACTTCCAGATTCCCGTAAGGCGGGCATGTAAGCAGAAAATCAAACTCCCCTGGGGCCAAATCGTTGATATTCATGCTGTCCCCGCAAACCCATACCGGCTGATTTCCGGGCACGATTTCCGCTCCCTGTTCTTTGTTTGCCTCTATCTGTTCATTCCGCAGGTCTATCCCTGTATATAAGCGTCCAAGGGCGCAGGTGATAACCCCACGCACGCTGCCTCCGGCGAACGGGTCAATCACGGCATCGCCCTCCGCCGTAAACCAATGGATAATCGTTTCCGTTAAAACGGGATCAAAGATCGAAGTCCCTGTATCAGACAACCGAGAACCCCCCCCTGTCACAAGATATTTGCTTTCAAATTCCGCATTGCTTATAGCATGGCCGATCCGGTTTTCAACTGCTTTCTTTTTTCGCATATAATCCGGCTCGATCGCCACCTTGCTGTTAAACAGTACGCCCATATTTCCGCACCATCTCCCGCTTTTCTATCAGGCCATCCGCGTATGCTTTACTCTTCTTTGATAACTGTTGAGCCCGCTGTTGTTCTTGAAGGCTTTGCTTCGCTCCGGGCTGTACCCCCCACCCGTATGAAGTTTGCCTCTGGATTGCTCCTTGTATTGTAAGCAAGTCCCCCCCCCTACCTAATTCACTTCGGAGCCCACGGTCAACCCAGGCCCTTTTGCGGGCGAGCCAATCTGGCTTGTTCGCGTATATCACAGAAAACGGGGGCACAAGATAAGTTTCTGCAAGCCTTCCCTTTGCCTCATCGCCAAGAGAAGCATCGCCTTCTTCCGGTAAGTCGAAATCAAAATCAAAGCCATCAAATGTCAGATCGTCGATCTCATCCGTCAGCAGCTCAAAATCCCACGGGCTTTCATTGGTTTTGTTGTCTGCGATACGAAGCTCCCGGATGTCCTCATCCGTCAGCTCCTCTGCCTTCTGGTCAATGACCTTCACCGGCATCTCGCATTTCAGCATCAGCGCAGCCAGCCGCCGTCCATGGCCGATCACCAGCACATTGTCCTGCGTCACCACGGCTTCCTGCTGCCAGCCAAACCGCTTGATGCTGTTGGCGATGTTTTTCACCTGTGCCTTGTCGTGCTGCTTCGCGTTCTTGGGGTAGGGGATCAGCTCATTCGGATCCATCCACGTCTGATAGTGACTGTGGTCAAACTCCCGGCCCTTTTTACTCATTGGTTTCCTCCTGTTTCACAATCCGTAGTTCATACCCCAGCGGCTTCAGCAGCTGAGCGAGTACGGAAACCTTGCAGTTGCCCCGCTTGTATGTGTTGCTGATCAGTTTGCCGAATTGGTCATACCCGGCCCGCCTGCACCACTCCGCCTGCGTCAGCCCCTGCTCCCTGGCGATGCTGTCCGCCACCGAAATCAGCCCCCGTGCATCCATTATCTCAATCACCTCCACCGCTGGAAAGGAAAAAAGTGTCAAATTTTTAATCAAGCACCACCACCGGCGGTCTGTTATTCCAGTATTCCACCGCCTGATCCCGCGTGACATAGAACGGTGCGCATTTGTCTATGTAGCCGGGGCAAAGGGATCCGTATTTGCCATCGCATCCAACCACCCATTTTTTGCTCTTGATATCCTCCGGGCAGAATGGGAGCTGGAGCACCTTTGCCAGCTCCCCGCAGAACGGGCAGCGTTTCAGCTCGTGCAGTTTGATGTACATGCTGCCTCCCTCCGCTCCGCGCAGGAGCAATAATCATCCGATGCCCACCCGCCGCCATTGCGTCTGCATCTGGGCTGGATAAAATCATCTTTGTCAGTAATTTCTCCCGGAATCCAATGTACACAATCCTTGCACCTGACAACCTCTACCATATCTTTTGGGTTTCCGTTCGGCTCGTATCCAAGCATTGCCATCTGAGCGGCAAAACTACTCCGTGTTAACTCTTTGCTTTTTTCTTCGTCAGTCATTTCCACTTCATTCTCCTTCCGCACATCCTACAGAATTTATCTCCATCTGTTATTGCTACGCCGCACGAACCGCAGCACCAGACGAGCATATGCATAACTTCACGCTGTGTAACCGGCACTGGTTCCTGCTCTTTCAGCAATAAGAGGACGTTTTCCAGCAGTGCCATGTCAATAGTGCGGTCGGACTCATCCCAATGTTTGCCAAGCCTTACCTCTTCCTCAACTTGACTTATAACCTTCTCCCTATCCATTCTCTTCACCGCCCGTTCTCATTTATGCAGTTAAACGCATTACGGATTTCTACCGTTTGATCTCCTGGAAAATAAATTTCTTTGGCTTCTGAAAGGACTGACACAACTGTCTCGTCCCGATCTTTTAAGTATCCATATGCTGTGATGTATTCCGTGTTAAGAAACAGACTGTTGCCGTTGCTGAACTTCATTTCTGCAAATTGTGCATGATGATTCATTCCCATTTCACCTCATTTTGTAAAATCATGCGCCGACCTCCTTCAGCCTGATTCCCCGGTGTCTAATGTCAAACGTTGCGGGCCACCGGATATGCAGGAGGTCAGGCGAGAGCGGACAACCCCGCGAAGAGAACTCCGACCCGCTGGCTTATAGCCAGCCTTGGCGCATGATGGAAACGGATGCAGGCTCTCAGGCCATGCTTAATCCGAGAAACTCACTCCGGCAGGCTGTAGCGCATATAACGCACCATCTCGCCGTATCTGTTGCGGGATGCTACCAGGCTTTTTGTAACCGCCTGCCCGCCCCGCGTGATCTCGCTGATGCGGGTGGCCAGCTTGGTAATGCCCAGATCCCGGAACGCCTCCATGGGGCTGATGGATCCGAAATCCCGCATATACTGCAAAATCCTCTGTTGCTGTGTCATGGTGCCCTCCTGATCATGCAAGGGTTTTCACCCAGAAAAGCTCATCCTCCATCACACCCTCCGGGTCTTTCTCCCTGGGCCATCCATACATGGCATGCATGTTGCGCAGCATGCCCTCCTGCCAGGGGAAGTTCGCGCAGCAGTGGTTGAGCTTCATGTTGGGATACTCCGCATTGATATCCCGCTCCACCGCCTCGCATTCCTCATCATCCTGCATCAGCATGGCCTCTTTCGGATCATCCGTGAAAACAGGTGTCTGCTTTCCATCCCGCCCTGCAACATGGGTGCAGAATCCCTTGAAATACAGGAAACACTCCTTGCCCAGCACCACAATGACCTTGCTGCCGATCCTGCGGTGCACTTCTTCGTAGTATTGCTTATTGACCAGCACAGCCAGATGATCCAGGCTGAATTCTGCCGCCAGGGCCTGCTCCCTGTCGCTGTGCAGGTAGCCCTTCTCCTTGCTTTCCCGGTGCCGTTTCTTTTCGTCCTTAATCAGCCTCAGCAGCTCCAGCTTGTCAACATACACCCGTCCGTCCAGGTTGATTTCCTTCAGGCCCTTAAACTCTCTTGCGGTCATGGTATTTCCTCCCCAAAATGTAAGCCTTCACAAACAAAAAGTTGACTTTCGCAAACAAAAATACCGTTTTGGCAAACATCCGCATCACAGATCCATGGCCATCTGGCCCCTGATCTGCTGCGCGGGCTCTTGCTTCCTCAGCCCCTTGCATTTGCGGTACACCTCCCCGTAAAGCCCCCGCCGCTTGGCATCCTGTGGGTCGATGGTGAAAGCCCCGCAGGCTTCATTGCCGCACCGCCAATCTGTGCCAGGGCCGCTGGAAAGCCCAAACATCCGGCATTTGTACCAGATGCGGGTATTGTCCCCGTTGGTGAATACATCCAAATGCGGACAGTTACGGCAGCGGCACCCGGTAAACCGCCCATATTCCTGATACATCAGGGCGATTTTCTCATCCCCGGTTCTCATGGATGCCACCCCCATCAGAACGGAAGCTCATCGTCCACGTCCACCTCCTGGAAGCTCTGCTGCTGGGCCGGGGTGGGGGATACGGCCTCCTGGGCCATCTGGGTCATGACCTCGCTTTTCGGGGTCAGGAATTCCACATCGTTGGCCATGACGTCCATCTGGGCGTAGGTTTTGCCGTCATTGCCCTGATAGGTGCGGACGCTGACGGAGCCGCTGACTGCCACCTTTCGGCCCTTGGCAAGATACTGCTGGCAGTTCTGGCCCAGCTGGTTCCATGCGCTGACCTGGAAAAAGTCCGCGATGGCCTGCCCATTCTGATCCCTCTGCCTGCGGTTGACCGCAACGGTGAAGGAGCAGACGGTTTTTCCGCTCTGGGTGGTACGGATGACGGGATCCTTGGTCAGGTTTCCGATGATGTGAAGGGTATTCATTGCTGTTCCTCCTTGTTTTCACTTTGTGTCATTTTGCTTTTCACTTTGTGCACCGCGTAAACGGTGACACCCACATCGATAGCCGTGTTCCAGCAGCTTTCGCCCTTGCGCAGCAGCTGCCGGATTTCCTCCTCAATCTCCGGGGTCAGCTTGCGCGTCTGTTTTTTCGGGCTGACCTTTGTGGTTCGCCGCTTTTCGTCCTTGCGCAGGCATCCCCAGCTGCAGTAGTATTTTTTCCCGTTGTGGTAGGCCCATTCCGAACGGAAGATGAATGACCTTTTGCAGATGGGGCACTGCCGCTCCGATCCGATAGGGTAGTACATGCTCATTCCTCCCATTCCGCCAGGGCATAGGGGCAAACATACCCGTCCCCGTAATCCTCCAGCGGGATAATGGCCTCCAGCGTTTTGTAAAGGTCGCATGCCCTTACATCCTCCCCGCAGGCCGTGCACATATGGCAGCGGGTTTTCGCGCTGTCCACCAGCACCTTGGCGTCCTTCGCCGTCATGATGACATTGGTGGGCATGGGCGTCATTTTGGGCACCATGCGCATTTCCATGTCCTTCATGACGTTCTGCATCTGGCGACACTGGGCAACCGTCATGGTGCCAATGATATCGTTTGCGATGGCGTCCACCGCGCCCTTGGCCATGGCCATGCGCTGCTTCCCTCCGGGGATGCTTTGCAGCCGCTTTTGCAGATCCGCGCTGGCGTTGGAAATGTAGCAGGCCGCGCCGATCAGGCAGCGCATGGCTTCAAATTCGCTTCTGGTCAGGCGCTCGCAATCTTTCTCATCCCACCATACCCGCCGTGGATCCGTTGGGCATCCGGTTTTCTGAATCTGCATCCATCACACCTCCCGGATGACGATATTGTACCGCCAGAGCATTAACTTTCGCTTGATCATGTAATCCCGCGTCCGCATTCCCTTTGCATCCTCCACCACCAGCTTTCCATCCTGCCAGTAGGTGAAATCCGCAATATACTGGATGCCCCGCTCCTTGTGGCCCGTTTCAGGGTTGATCAGCATTGGGATCAGCTCGAAAGGCACCTGCCTGGACAGGTCTTTAATCTCCCCGGCCTTCTGCATCAGGTTCAGCTGGATCCACCGCTCCGCCTCCCGTTTGCTGTCGAAAAGCTGATCCCCTACATAAGTGCGCCGGTTGCCGTATTTCGTCCATCTCATGCTCATCTCTCCGCCAATACATATTCCGTCCTGATAAATCCTTCGCTGGTGATGCTCCACTCCGCGCTGCTGGCGTAGAGGGTCAGCTGATCCCCATGGTGCAGCCATTTGCGCCGGTTTCCACCGATGGCCCGCCTGCAGGCCACCCGGCCCGCCGCGTCCACCCATGCGGTAACGGTTTCGATCTGTGGCCGATCCTGCACCAGATAGCCGCTGGCCACCCAGCCCTCGCCGCTTTCCGTGCTGGCGTGAATGATATGGGTGTATCCATTTCGGTTCTGGCCGTCCGTTTCCACGCTGTCGCCCAGTTCCAGGTACCCAATCACCGCCCCACGGTTGCCGGGGGTCTCCCGGATGTTGACGTAGCTGTCAGGCTGGCACATGATCCAGCCCTCACCCAGGGCCTTGCCGAAGAGGGAAACCATCAGCAGGAAAACCCCGGCCCAGATAATCAGGTTTGTCATCCTGCGCATGTGATCACCCCCTTTTCCAGTTGCCTGCGCTGCTGCCGGATCGTTGCCAGCGTTTCCTGCAGCTGCGCGATGCGCTCCATGGTTTCGGCCTCCTGCCGCATCAGCTCCGCCGCCTGCCTAACCATGCCGGAATCCGTTTCCGGCTGTTCCTGTTTGGCTTCCGGCTCATCCGTGAAACCCATCTGCTGCAGGAAATCATCCAGACTGATGGTGTCCGTCTCTGTCGGCTCAGTTTCTTGCCTGGTTTTTTCCTGCGCCGCCTCCTGGTTGATCTGCTGCGCGAATTCCGTCATGGTTTCCACCATCCGCTCCTCAAACAGATCCGGGTACTTTTTCTGCCACCGTTTGATGGTCAGCCTGGCGTTCTGCATGGAACTGCCCTGGCTGATCAGGTATCCCAGCATGTCCCCTGAATCCATCGCCGCCCGGATTTTCTCTCTGGTCTGCTGTTCCCGCCACTCGGTGTATTTGGCCCTTCTTTCGTCGTTCCAGCCGCTTGCCCTCTGGCTGGGCTGTTGCTGCACCACCGGCTCTTCAGGGGCCACAGGGGCCAAAATCGGGGCGTTTTCGGCGGGTTCCTGCGCTTTCTCCGGCAGCGCATAGCCTTTTCGTTTCTGCATGATGCGCTCCCGGCCAAACTCCCGTGTAATATCCATGTAGTGCTTGCACCAGAAAACCAGCTTTTCCTGTGCCGCTGCTTCGCTGTACCCCTTGAAGATCAGCCATCCCCGTGGGTATCCGCTCTCGCAGGCAGCGCGGAAATCCTCCCGGTCTTTGATGGTGCTGGGGCCGCGCGTTTCCATGGCCTGCCTGTGTTCCTCCTCGTTGATCAGCACCTGCCCCCGCTGTCCTGCCGGGCAGGATTTCAGCCCCGGACAGCCCTTGCATTTCTCCGGGTTGCCCATGCTCTTGGGGCAGAGGTACCGGCGAAGAGCGGTAAAATCCATTTTGCTTATGCTTTGCTGATCCTCCTGCCGGATCACCTGCGGCTCCCGCAGATAACCGTAACCGTATTCCATGTTTGCCCTCCTGCTTTACATCATGCTGCCACGCAGAACCTCCAGGGCGTCCGCAAGGCTGTCCTGCTGGCCGCTGTAGTCCCGCTGCTGGTACTGCTGGGCGATGACGATCTTCCCGGCCTTTCCCGTGGCCTTCGGGGTTTCATCCTCCCAGCGCTTGCCGTTGAGCCATGTGGTAGGGTGGGGAATGAACCGGCCCCCATCCTCCTGCCACTGGTCGCTTGCCTTTTGTCTCTCTATGGCGGCGAGCATGGCCGCGAGGGTGGCTTCATCCGGGTGCAGCTTCACGAAAGCCGCCAGGGCCTTTTGCTTGTTCTCCTTGCGCGGGTATGCCATCCAGAACCGGTCAAACCGCTCCGCCTCCTCGCGGGCGCGTAGATCGTTCTCTTTTTTGTTTTCTTTTTCTTTTTCTTTCTCTTTTTCTTTTGGGGATTTTGTTCCGGTTTGTTCCGGTTTGTTCCCGTTTGTTTCCGTTTGTTCCGGTTTGTTTCCGTTTGCTTCGGTTTGCTCCGGTTTGTTGCTCCCTGCCTTGCTCCGAGCATCAGAAATCGCGGAATTGCGATCAACCTGGCCTTTCAGGAAACGGAACGCGATCCGCGCCCCGCCTTGAAGCAGGTGCTCATATTCCTGCCCGGATGCATAGGCAACAACCGCGTCAATCAGGTTGCCTTTTTCCTCCGGCGAAAGATCCTGCGTTGTTTCAAGCCAATCGAAGAAGATTGGAACATACTCCTTTGCCATCTGACCACCTCATAACCAGCTTTTACCGAATACCTGCATGAATTTCTCATGCCCGTACAATTCTTCGAATCGCTCCTGACAGGTGCGTTTCAACATCTTGTCCAGGGCTGAATTCCTGCTGTGCAGATCCATGTGAATGTCATGCCGCAGCCATACCCAGCATCCATAAAGGTCGGACGCCTTGCGGCGGGAACTCGCGTATATGTGATGCTTATCGAGTTCCCGCTCCGCGCCGCTGATGAAACATTTCTTTTCATCCTGAAGAATACTTTCGCTCATGCCAGCCCGTCCTCTTTGCGTATGCCGTCGATGATTTCCAGGCATTTCATGGGTTCCTGGACGCGGTAGTTAAGCTGCCTCTGCTTGCCATCGTGGAAGTCCATCATGGCCCGTACCAGGATTTCCACCTGTTCCTTGATGCTGTGGCTGCTCTGGCTCCCGCTGTAGCTGTCCACAAACTGCCTGCGGGCCACCAGGGCGGGGGAGACTACGTATCCGTCCGTTCCTACGGTGTTGCCGCTGGAAAATGCTTTATAGAAAACTTCCGCTTCGTAGCTCTTGATGGCTTCCTTCCTCAGCATCAGGTAGGTGGCCAGCACGCAGCTTGTGCGGCCCGTCAGCTTTTCCTTGCCATTGCCCCGGCAGATGCGGGATGCCCGCCGCAGCTCTTCCCAATGCTCCTGCAGCCATTGCACCACCACGCCCTTCGTGGCGGTTCCGAACCGGCTTACAATGGCGGTTCCTGCCGCCGTCTCAATCTTGGTGATATCCCCGCATCCGCTGGCCAGGGCGATCTGATTGGTTGTGCGGGTGGCCCCTACGTCATACATGGTCACATCATTTGCAATGCCCGTGATGATGGTCATCTCCACCGGGATCCCCGCCGCAATGACCGCCGCGAGCCGGTGCTGACCGTTCTTGAGTTTCCCTTCCTCATCGAACATGATGCCCTCACCGTTAAGCTGCCATTTGCCCGCCTTCATCTCGGCGGCGTACTGGCCCACCTTGGCCTTGCTGATCTTGCGGTAATTATCCACATTGCGCTTCAGGTAATGCGCCGCCAGCTCCGGGGTAACCATTTCCTGTCTCATCTGCATCATTGTGTTTGCCCTCCTCTTCATTTGCTTAACAATGCTCCCCTGAGGTTTTCAAAGCCGTCAATAATCGAATCAATCGCATCAAAAATTACCCTGTCCAAATCAATCTCATCGTCTTCCTTGGCTGGGTCAATCTGAATCTGGTCGTGGTTCTGATCCGAACCACCACGATCTGCCCGCTTGGCGTTCTCCCACGCAAGCAGCTCCTGGTATTTTTCCCACGTCATTGTTTTTGCCACTCTCGAGACAGTACAATCAGAAACGCCGAAGATTTTCCCGACTTCTGATCTGGTCATCGGATTTCCGTTGACATCATTGCTCTGCAGCACATTGCAGATCCCTTGAAATAGCTCTTTCGTGATTTTCCCGTACTTGCGCATTCTCATGTTTGCCCTCCTTAATCAACCAAGTTTCATTTCTTTTTTGTATTCACTAAGGGGTATTGCATCTAAAAGCTTCCCATCGTGATAATGCAGAACAACCCTTTCGTTCTTTATGTTACCAACATCACCATAATTGCCTCCCGGAACAACCTTGTTATATTTCGGCTTAAGCAGCCGGATCAAGAATTCTTCTAATCTGTCCTGATCATCTGTTTCGAAAACCTCGAACCTGTCAAACTTTTTGTATCCATCTGCAACATGCTGGCCAATTCTGTAATAAAGGTTCGTTGTTTTCCCGATGTAGACCAATTCATCTCCATCAAACAGGAAATAGACACATGATCGAATAATGTTCATTCCCTTCGTTTGCCCTCCGTTTTCTTTCCCCATAGCTGAATCATTTCAGCCTGTTTTTTCGGTGTGATTGTGGGGATCCCCAGGGCCTCCGCGTCCTGGATCAGGCTGTCGATCAATCGGCTCATCTGCCCGCTGTCGAAAACGCTGGATCCATAGTACAGGGTAACGTTGGTGCATCCCTCAATCTTGCTCTCGCTGGTTTCCACCTGCCAGCCCAGCCCGTTGCGCTGCCAGCTCTGCCGCAGCCTTTCCACGGCCCGGTCTATGACGCAGACCGTATCGCTGACCCCGCCGATTTCCCGGATGGCGTTCCGGTAAACCTCGCTTTTTTTGACGCCCGTTCTTTCCGCGATCTGGTCAATAATCACCCAGGCGTAAGCATTGGAATCCAGGCTCCTGCGCTTGCGGGCCTTCTTGATCTCCACGCTGACCGGCCCGTCCTTCAGCTCGTCATAGGTTGCCGCGAAATCAGCGGCCACCGTGACGGTCACATTCTGCGTCCCGTCACGGTTCAGGGAAAACCCTGTCAGCCGCCCATCCATCAGCCCGCCTTCTTTCCGTACTTCTCGTACATTTTGGAAATCAGCGCGGACGCCTGATCCAGTGTGATAACCGCGCTGGGCACGTTCTCAACCTCTCCGGCAGCTACCAGCTCAGCGCGGGCCTTGCCAAAATCGAATCCGGGGATGTCCCTCTCAAGCTGGGCTTTTGCATTGACCAGGAAGGCCGCGCCTTCACCCATTTTTTTGACCGCTGGGGCCGTTTGAGGCTGCTGCTGGCACGTTTGCCAACCCGCCGCCGTGGACGCGCCAGAGGGGCCGTTCTGGGCCGTCTGGGGCACCGTTGCCGACGTGGTGACCTTGGCCTTCGGTTCCTCCGGGTTCAACCCGCCGTTGGGATTTTTGGGGGAAATCTGGTCATCATCCGAATCCTTGGTGTCATCAATCATGAGCAGCGCATTGAGCGCATACTTGCGGGCGTAGGAACTGCATGCCCCGGTGATCTGCGCTCCGTCCATGCCTTTTTTCTCCTGATCTTCGCGGGCATAGGCGGTAGCGCTCACTTGCTCTTCCCCGTCCGTCAAGGTGGCGGTGGCCTTGATGTAGAACCGCCCGCCGATAGCAATGGGTTCATCATTGATGATCAGGGCCAGCCCATTGAGCAGGGGCTTGACCGCCTCCAGGATGCCCTCCGCGTTGCGGTAGTAGTAGTTGCCGAACTTGTTGTACTTGTTCTTCGGTGCCTTGAGGCCCTGCTGGATGCGGGACAGCTCGTTAATGATCTTCTTCATGTGCTTGCCCTCCTTTTACTTCAGCGATACCGTGAATTTATCTTCCTGCGGGATAACCGTGATTCCCGGCACGATCTCCGCGCTTTCCGTCACCATGCCCGTGCCGTCCGGGCTAACCTTGAGCTCCTTTTTCAGGTTGGCCCAGTCGCTTTCTTCCTTGATCTTGACCAGCTCCGGCCTGTTGGCCTTCAGCCAGGGCACCAAATCTTCGTCCTTGCGCTCATACTTCGGTTCCATGTGCTTGAGGATCAGTTTGCCGTGTGGCAGATCGTAGCTCATCTGGGTCTTGGTGACCTTGGCAATGCCCGGCCCCAGAGAATCAAAATAGGTTTTCAGGTTGCCCTCGGCCCATGCCACCCGGCGATCCCGCCTGTCTTTTTCCTGCTGCAGCTTGAAGGCATACCAGTCTTCCATCTTCTGGTAATGCTCCTCAGCCTGCCGCTTGACCGCCAGCATGTATTCCGCATCCGTGTCATCCAGCATGGGGGTTTCCTGACCCTCCAACTGATCCAGTTCATCCTCCGGATCGTAGGCTCTCAGCTCGCTCATTTTTCCTCCTTGCATTTCGGTGCTTCGCATGATAGAATGTCATCGAATCAATCTGTGTTTGCCCTCAGATTGTTTCTCGCATCCGGGGTTTTCCCACCCGGATGCTTTTCTTTTGCCTTCATCGTCTGCCGCTCCAGCAGTAGCCGGTGACCGTGAATACATCCGGCGTCTCCCGGTGCCGCATCCGGTGCCATGCCCTGATCCTGTCCATGATGGTCATCCGCATGGTAATGCGCTTCGCCGTCATGGGGCAGTAACAGTACCGTCCCGTCCGTGCCATGTCTCTCCCTCCTTCCTCACCGTTCGTCCTTCAGGCCGTTGGCCGAAATGCCGATATCCTCCAGGGCACTGACCAGGGCCAGAATCTTGTCCTCGCGGGGCAGGCCGTGCACTTCGTCCGCCGCCTGACACAGCCAATCAATGGCGTTGCGCAGGTGCCGCATGGCCACCTCTGTGCTCTTATCCGCTTCCAGATATTCGTTTTCGTGGGGATCCGGAGCGTTGAGGCTTTCCCAAATCCTCGCGTTCTCCGCCTGCCGCATGGCGTCCAGCTGCCAGTTTGCCATCATTGTGTTTGCCCTCCTCGTTATGCTCTCTTTCTTTGCATCCGCTGTATGGCCCTGATGCGGGCCGTTGGCGTTGCATCTTTTTGCCGCTCCCATGCTTCCACCGCGCTGATGGGCACCAGCATGGGCCTGGTATCCAGCACCCCATCCATCTGCTTCATGCGCTTGGCCGCTGTCTGGCGGCTTTTCAGATGGTGCCGGGCCATTAGCTGCGGGATGTCAAGAAACTGCTCTGCTTGCCGCATTTTCCTGGCCCCCCTTCAGCATTTCCACCGGGCAACCCAGCGCATCCGCAATCCGCCGCATGGTGGCGGGCTTGGCATTGCGCTTGTCGTTTTCCAGATCATGCAGGAAAGGAGAAGACACGCCAGCAGCTTTTGCAAGCGCGACCTGCGTCATTTCCTTCTGGAGCCTGATCTCCTTGATCCTGTTCATTCGCGTTCCCTCCTTTCCGTAGCCTGAGGCTATTATATAAGAATTTTAGCTAATTGTCAATAGCTAAAATTTGCTTTGTGCTACTTTATTTTTGTTTATTTTAGCTAATATTTGTGCTAATATAACATTAGCTAAATTAAATAGAAAGGGGAGCTGGCATGAACATTGTGCGGGAGCTGAGACAGAGAGCAGGGATGCAGCAAAAAGAGCTCGCCATTAGTGTTGGCGTTGCAAGGCCAACGGTGAGCGAATGGGAGCACGGAAAAAAAGACCCTTCTGGTGAGCGTCTGCGGAAGCTCTCCGAGATTTTTAATGTGGATCCGGGTGTGATCCTTGGATATCGTCCTTTAAGCGCGGAGTTGTACAATGCACCAGTGATCCCGCTAAACCGGCAAAGCGTCCCAGTCGTTGGGGATATCGCCTGCGGTACGCCCATCCTGGCCCAGCAGAATATTGAATCCTATATCGACACCCCGGACGGCGTCCGGGCAGACTTTGCCCTGCGCTGCCGGGGAAATTCAATGGTGCCGACATTCAATGACGGGGATCTGGTGCTGATCCGCCAGCAGGCTGACGCGGATGATGGGAAAATCGCCGCCGTGCTGATCGGGAACGAGGCCACCCTGAAACGATTGCACCGGATCCCGGATGGCCTGATGCTGCTGCCGGAAAACACGGCGGAGTTTGCCCCACTGATTTATCAGGGGGAAGATGCAACCGCCGTGCGGATCCTGGGAGTTGCCGTTGGATATGTCAGGATGATCTAAGGAGCGCACCATGCCAAGAGCAAAAAAGCCGCACCTGAAACGGCGGGCTGATGGTTACTATGTCTGCCGGTACAAAGACCAATGGTTCTATTCCCTGGATGAAGCGGACTGTCTGGCCCAGCGGGATGAGTTCAAACGCCTGGAAAAGCAGCAGATCACAGAAATTCCCACCGTTGCCCAGTACGGGGAAAAATGGATCAAGCGGGCCTATCCATCCGTATCCGAAACCACGTTCAAGGGCCTGAAAGTCCACCTGAAAAAGCTGACGGATGAGGTGGGTTCCCTGCTGATCCCCGAAGTCAAGCCCTCCCATATAAAAACGGTTTACGCGGAGCGGTATGTGGGGATGTCCAACTCCTACATCAAAGCAGGACGCCAGCTTTTCTGCGCCCTGTTTGATGCTGCTGTGGCCGATGACCTGATCCGCGCCAATCCGGCCAGGGATAGAACAGCGAAGCCGCAGCGGGGCAAAACAGGCTCCCACCGGGCCATCACGGATAAGGAGCGGGAATGGATCCTGACCTATTGCCATGACCACCGGGCATACCCGGCCATCATAACGATGCTCTATGCTGGAATCCGCCCGCAGGAAGCCAAGGCCATGACCATCGAAAAAGCCCTGGACAAAAAAGCCGGTGTGCTGCACATCCGGGAGACAGCGCACCGGGCCGGAAATAACCAGTATAAAATTACCGGGCAGATGAAAACGGAAAACGCCCTGCGGGATGTCCCTCTGTTCCCTCCGGTCGAGGACGCGCTGCGAAATCGCAGCGGCCTGCTGATCACCAGCGCGAAGGGAAAACAGATCACCGCCACCACCTGGCGCAATGCCATGGATTCCTATCGTGTATGCATGGAAGAGGCCATCAACGGCATGCCGCGACGCTGGTATGGTAAAACACGGGAGCATAAAAAGATCCTTGCCGCAGGAGGAACCCTGCCGCCCTGGATCGAATTTAACGTAGTACCCTACGACCTCCGGCACAGCTTTTGCACATGGGGCCGGGATCACGGGGTGGAGCTGCACACCATGGTGGAATGGATGGGCCACGCGGATGCCACGATGATCATGCGCATCTATGATGAAGTGCGGGACAGCCGGAGCAAATCCCAGGCCGAAATGCTGCTAAAAACCGCGTTTCGTAGTGGAAATGGTAGTGGAGGAAAAAATGAAGATGCTGAACCGATTGAAAAATAACGCTTCTGGCTCAGGCGCATTTTTGATTCATACCCGGAGTGTCATAGGTTCGAGTCCTATCTGAGCCACGAAAGAAACCCCTTGGAGAATCAAAGCTCCAAGGGGTTTTGCTTTGCCTGTGCTATGTTAATTTCAGACGTTTTCAGACGGTTTTTGTTAAAAGTTTGGTAGTATAAACGGTAGTAGATCAACCCCCTATTTTCAGCTGACTGCTGTCGGACAGCGGAGCCAGAAAATAATTGGCATGCTGCACAACCTTGTCATACCGGTCCGCAGATCCCATGAAGCTCTTGGCCACCTTCTGTTCTTCAGGATCCATGTCCTTGTATTTTTTCTTCCCAAAGGACGGCGGGAGCCAGTTTTTGCCTTTGGCGGCGAAGATGTTAAACCGCGCCAGCAAATTCATATCCTTGAATTCCAGATGGGCCGTCCCCTTTTTGTAGAACGTCAGATAGAAATATTTGCTGTCCAGCTTCTTTGTTTCGCCGGTTTTTTCAGCCTCCAGCAAAACATCCATCAGGTTTTTCTCCGGTGTCCTGCCACCGTCAAGGTAATTAAAAACCTTTTCAATGTCCATCAGCTTTTCCCGCACATTATAGACATGGAATTCAGGCTCGATCCTGCTGCCCCAGTCCGTGTACCCTCTAAGCGGCAGGATAACCTTTTTGTTGACAGCGAATGCGTTATTGGTTCGCCAGCCATCAAAGTAGTGCCTGTTCTGGGCGTTTTCGTCCCAGTGATATTTCCGCGTCCAGTCATCAAACAGGGCCATGATGGTGGCCTCTACGCCCTCCGTAACCTGGGCATTCATCTGGATCATGATTTCCTTGATATTGTAAAAGGAAAATTCGTAATCCTCCAGCTCTTTGACCCGATTATATAGCTGCGTCCTCAGGTTTGTGGTCAGCTGCTCAATAAACTGCGGGGATGCAAACAGGGCTGACCAGTATTTATGCCGGCATTCCCGGATCCACCTGTCCTCATGCGCGGATTCTGTGCCAATCGCCAGCGACATGGACGAGCTGAGAACGGATGAAACGGCCCTGTATTCCTTGATCAGCCGCAGGCCGCTTTCAACCTCGTAATTATATCGGTCGATGATCGCCTCCACGAAATCGGCCTTGCTCAGGGCCGCATATTCGCTTTCCTGCATGGTGACATATTTGTGCGCTGGCCGGAGCTTTTCAAGGATCAGGCTGTCCCTCAGATCAGCTGCGGGAGCCTTGTAGCGGATCATGGCTATCTCGACGTCCGTCTTCCGTTCCGCTTTCATGAATTCGCCCTGGTGGTAGGTGATCTCCGCATTGTTATCCGTCAGGATTCGGAACAGCTGATACCGCTCGTTATATGCCGAATGATTCCTGATTGTTTCCGCATTGCACAGGGCCACCAACGTTCCGTTCGCATCCAGCAGGGAAATGGCTTTCAGGATGTGCCGCGCTGCGTCCTCGAATGGCGGGTTCATGATAATCAGGCTATACCGTTTCATGGTCTGGTAGGTCAGAAAATCATCATGCACAACCCTGAATTTTTTCTCCTTCAGGATGGCCCGCAGATTCGGATCCACCTCAATGCAGTCAATGTCGGCCCGCTGCTCCTCCGCGTAATACCTGCGGGAGCAACGGTAGATCCTCCACTTTTCATTGATGGCCTCAGCGAGGTTCCCCTTGCCTGCGCTGGGCTCAAGGATCGTGCTGACGTAATCCCATTTGATGCCCTCCAGCATTTTTGATGCCATGCTGGCCGGTGTAGGGTAAAACCCGGAAGCAGCTCTGCGCTGCTCCGGGATCGTTGCGATGTTCATCATCTGCGTCATTCCTCCACCCACCAGTTTTTCGGCCTGCTGAACCGGCATCTATCCGGCCCAGCCAAAGTATAATCACAATCATCCACAAGCTCCCCGAAACGATGTTGGCAGGCGTCACAAAGCATTAACCTTGACCCGCACACCGGGCATATCGCCTGGAATCCATCCTTGTTGATATCCCAGCGCAGCTCGATTTCCCGCTCGCAGACATTGCAATATTCCACCTCATAGCCGTCCGCACTTCCGCAGAAAGGAACCTCCGGCTCTTTCTCCTCCAGCACCTCCACCATGGATTCATCCACTGCTGTGTCCGGCTTGAATTGGTCTGCCTTGTCGATCAGCAGCCCGCCGTTATAATCCACGCCCACCACGGTGAACGTCCGGCCCTGAAACTTGACCTTCTTGCCGATCCAGGCATTTCGCTTTGCCTCGATGTATTCTTTGTAGCTTCCCATGGTCATTCCTCCTTATTCTTTTCAAATGGATCGGTGTACTTGTAGGCATTCATGACATCCCAGTTATTGCCGACCGGAGCGGAGAGCGAAAACCGCCCAGACAGCTTATATTCGCAATAATCCTCAATCGCTGTGACCACTTCCTTGAAAGTCAGGCACCAGTCATCAGGCTCGCCAACATGGAAATTGCCGCCATCAGCCACCTTTGCAAAAACCGTCCGGCCCTGGATCATGGCCGGGAGCTTTTTGATTAAATCAGCATGATCAATCGTCATGGTTGCGCCTCCTCAATGCTTTTTCATGAAATAATAATTCTCGCCAAGCTGGCCCAGGTCTTTGTCTATAGCGTAGCACTTTGCGATATGCTTGATTGCAGCTTGCGGAGTTTCAAATGTCTGGTTGACGCAATCATCCCTGCCGCTGGCAATGCTCTTGCAGTATACGTACCACATCGTCACGCCTCCTGTTCTATGTATTTCCAGCGTTGCCGCCCGTGTCCCCATACCGCCCGGAAAGGGAAGAAAGTATAATCTCCGTGGAAAGGACAGTCTGGTTCACCGTCAAACTCGTTATTGCAAGCCGAGCAAAGGTGTGGTTCTATGTCTTCCATCGGGTTTGTATCCTTCCATAACCGTCCTTCTTGGTCTTCATATACTGGGCGATCCCATGAATCAATACCTTTGAAAGTAAGTATCATGTTTCTTCCTCCTTCATCAATGCCGGGGAAAACCGCCCCGGCTCGGTGTCTTTGTTAGAATTTCACCGTTCGTCGTCTTCCTCGTCTTCCTCTTCATCCTTTTCTTCGATATCCCGCATCGTAATGCCGCCATAGGTGTACCATCCATACGATGTTCGGTCATTGCCGATAAAGACCGGGGTCTCCTCATCGTAATCGCAGAGTGCGGCAATCAGCTCGCCCACGGTCATCGTGTTCCTGATCTGGTCGATCCCGTAACCTTCCCGGTTTGCGGTTATGATAATTGCCATATTGATCCTTCTTTCTCCGGGGGATTAGCCGCCCCCGGTCGGCGTGTCGGTCATTCCTTGTATATAATCTTTCCGGTCTGGCTATCTTTAATCTGAAAGCCATAACGGTGTTTGCCGGAATTTTCTGCAATATACTGCTCTGCGTTATCCGTCCTGCCGAGATATTGATAACGTATGTGGTCATCTCGCTTCGAATATAACTCGTTCACTAAGCGTCCTTTAGATACTGAATACCTTTTCATGCCGTCTTGCCATCCTTCCACTCCTTCAACTTCCGCGCGTTCTCTTTCACGATCTGAACGTGAATTCTGATCTTCTCCTTCATGGCCATTGCGTTTGCCCTCGCTTTCTCCGCTGTCTGGCAGCGGCTACGAGGTCTCCGGTGGAGGCCCCGTCTGCCGGTGTCAGGCTCACTTGCTCATCCGCTTCAGAATCTCGGCCTTTGTCAGGTCGATGTCCTTCTGCCGCTCGCCGTAGCTGCATTCTCTCGCTTCCTCAAGCTCGAAGGTGACCAGTTGCTTCAGAAGCTCCTCGTTCGTCGCGCTCGCCAGCCAGGCTTTTTTCTGCTCCTTCGTCATGGTGTTTGCCCTCACTTTCTGAAAGTCGAAAGTCCGAAGCTGGCCGCGATGGCCTTCCGGATTGTCAGGTCGTTGGTCAGGTAGCTTCCTCCGGCGATCCGCTTCTCGTTTCCGTCTTCGTCCGATGCATAGGTTCCGCGCTTGATGAAGTCGCTCCAGACCGTGTAGGTCTTGCCAGCCACCGTTGTCGTCTTAATCGTACCCTTCATCGTGTTTGCCCTCCTTCTTGCCGGTTCCCTTCCGGCTGATTGTATTATACAACTTTTGAATTGTATTGTCAACAAGAAAATTCGGGAAATCGAACGAAATTTTGCATTTTTATCGAAAAACTTGCAACAAGGTTGCAACAAGGTTGCAACGAGCTTGCACGCGTGCAAAGAAAAAGCTCCGGTTTTCACCGGAGCCGATCAAGAACCGCATGATACAGGTTTGGATGGATCATGCTGATGGTATCCATCATTTCGTCCATCAGGGGCCAGATTTCCTTCTGCGGCCTGCCATCGACAATCCTGGCAAATTCAGAATCGCTCGGATTATCGACAAGGCTCTCCTCAGGGGCAGGCGCGAAGGAATATCCGGCAACAGGGGTGGGGAGCTGCACAGCGTCCTTTTCTTCCCCGTACAGCTCCCGTTTGATCGTGTAAAATGCGGCCAGCTTGATCGCTGTGTTGGCGTTTGGGTTGCGCTGGCCTATGCACTCAGCTATGGCCTCCTGCAGATCCTTCTCTGTGATCACAGGCCGCACCCCCCGTCAGGCGTCCAGCCGATCAATCATCTGCTGGATCTCCCTGCGGGTGCGCTCGTCAGGAGCATCCTCCATCAGCTCGCGCATTTTGTCGCTCAGGTCATTGCGGGAGTAGCCGCGCTCACCGGAATACCGGCCCATGCTGTCGCGCCGCTGTCCGCGCCCGCGAGCATAGCTTCCGCCATCGGTGTAGCTTCCTCCACGGTCATAGCCGCCGCGTCCGTAGCCCATATAGGGATACATGCCGCTGTAGCCTTCCTCGTCAGCCTTTTCCATCTGCATGGTGCCCTTGACGGATTTGAGGCTGTGGGTGAGCTTATCCAGCTTTTCCAGATCGCCGGTGCTCATGCCGTTGTTCTTGACCTTGCGAACCAGGTCTCCCAGCTGCTCATGGAGCAGCTCGCAGGCCATTTCCATATCCTTTGTGTAGTCCATTGCTTTATCCTCCTTCCCGTTAGGCTATTCTGCTAATGTCTAGATTTCCATCCTGGAGAACGATCACCGGCGCGGGCGTTACGTTCGGATCATCGCTTGCAGGAACGGCCCGGAGAGAAACCGAATAGCAGCAGCCCTTCGGAACCGTGATAATCGCGGTGCTTGTCACGTTGAAGAACTCTTCAACCGCAGCAGGCGTAACAATTGCCCTGCTTGTCAGTTTGGTTTCTCCGTTTACCGCAAGAGCAACAGCAATGGGAACAACCGTGCCGCCTTCAGGCAGACTTACATTTCCGTTGAATGTAATCTGGTATCTGGCAAAGCAGTTTGAGGTCTTGCCGCAGAGAGTAAAGATCCCGGATCCGTCTTCGTGGAAAACAAAGCCGTTTCTGCACGGGATGGACGCATCGAATACAGCAGGCTGGTTCAGAAGAACATTCTGCTGGCCTGATGTGATATACTCAGCCATGGTTCACACCTCCATCAGAACGCGCCGTTTCCGCATCCGCACCCGCAGCCGGTGTTCTGGCTGGGGCAGGTGAAAATGGGCGTCCGGCCATAAACCGGAGTGCTGGGAACAGGGCAGGAGGAAAGCCGGTTGTACAGGGCATCCACCTCATCGGAGAATCCCCGCTGGATGAAGGCGTTCTGCGCGGTCTGGCTTTCCCGGAGGGTGGCCATGTTGAGCTGGTTCTGCAGGCCCACGTTCTCACGCTGAGCCGCAGCCAGCTGGCCCTTTACGCCATCCAGCTCCAGGGCGCAGAGCTTGTCCAGGATGGCCTGGGTGCCACGCGTCTGAGCATCGATGATATCGCGGGTATTCTGGGCCGCAGCGGTACGGTCAGCGCAGTTCTCCGTGGCGACCGTATATTTCAGGTCGGCCAGGCCCGCACGGTTCTCGCAGCAGCAGTTCTGCAGGGCCGTCTGCATGGCGAAATCCTGCTGCATGTTGGCCATCTGCCGCGCATTCGCCGCAATCTCCGCAGAGGAGAAGCCGCTGTTAATCGCGCCGGTGATGGCGTTGCCGGTCTGGCAGATGTTCTGGTTGATACCAGCGATGCCCAGCTGGACGTTACCGAAGCCAGCCGTCACGTCATTGCGCAGATCCCCGATGGAGGTCTGCAGCATCTGATCCCGGAACCCATCGGAAATGTGCTGGCTGTTATTCAGCCAGGGGTAGAGGTAATCCAGGCCGAAGCCGTTCATGGCCCCGCCCATCATCCAGGGCATCATGCCGCCCATGCCGAAGCCGCCCATGCCCCATCCGCCGCCGCCGATCAGCAGGAGCAGGATGATCCAGGCAAAGTCATTACCGAAAAAGCCGCCGCCGTTGCCGTTGTAGCTGGAGGGCTGGACAAGCATCGTGGTTCCGAAGTTGCCGTTTTCGTCAGTAAGTGCCATTTTTATCAGATTCCTTTCGTTGATAGATTTATTTCAAATCGTCTATGCGCACTCGACGAAAGAAATCAGGTTGAGCAAATGACCGTCAAGTAAGAAGAGCGTTGATTTTCAACGTTTGCAACCGTTGAAATGCGTTGAACGACCATTGCGATCAAGTAAAATGCGTTGCGTTACCGCCCCAGCATCCGCATCACCTGCTGAAGCCGGGGAGATCCGACCTGCCCGGTGCGTAGAAGATGCTGGGTGATCTGCTTCGGATCCGTCATGCCTGCAGGGATATTGAACCCGTGCCCCTTGAGATACTTGCCAGGATCAGCCTTGATGCTGCCAAGCTCGTTCTGCATGGCCTGCGGGTTCATCTGCTGCTGCCCCTGCCGCTGGCCCAGGCTTTCAAAAATGCTCATGCTTCCGGTACCTCCTTCTGCTTCAGCTCCGCCAGGCGTTTTTCCAACTCGTCCCGCGTGACAAACGCGCCCAGATCCACGGGCTTTTCCGGGGGAGCCGGTGGGCGCTTGTCGTAGATGTCGAAAGTGATCTGGCCTGTCATTGAAACCGCCTTGACCGCGATGAAGGAATCATCATTGCCGATGATCATCTGCGTGGCCCCTGCAGGCACAGGAAATTCCTTTGCAGCCTGCTCAGAGGATGCCGGCACGACCTCCACCATGCGGGAGCTTGGCTGCTGCTGAACCTGCTGCATAGGCTGGGCCTGCTGTGCCGCCTGCTGATGCTGCTGCTGGCCGATGTACCTCATGTAAGCCGGATCCTGCCAGTATTGCTGGCCCGGATAATCCGGGATAAACTGCCCAAACTGGTTGATCATCGTTTTTCCTCCTTGTGCCAGTAAAACTGCGGGATTTCCTGCGTGGAATCCCAGCTGTCATAGACAATCCCGTCCCTGATCGTGCACACATGGGAGCCTGTCCCTACAACGTAGACCCCCTCCGGGTGTTCCTCTGCGAAATCCCCGATGGTAAAGCAATCCGGGCACGAATTCGGGATGGCGTGCCGGTAAAATCCGTTTTGCCGAAGGACAGACCCCCATACACTGTCCGCGCTAATCACGTCGCCCATCAGAAACCCGTTCAAGGCAATCAGGGCGTATGCCGTTTCCCAATCCGTTCCAAGGGCCTTGGAAATGGCGCGGACAGCGCAATCGCCAACGCTCCTGCCCGTTGGGTTATTCTGAAAGTATTGCCATCTACTCACGGCTGGCCTCCTCGATCTGCTCCACATACCGCTCCGCCGCCTTCAGGTCAGGAAACTGCTTCAGCACGGTCAGGGCCACTTTTGCGGTCATCCCACAATCGATCAGACGGGCAATCAGCTTGTTCATTCCTGCTCCCTCCTTTGCCCCTGATTTTGCGTGAAAAACCCGCTCTCAACGAGAACCCGGACGTGCAGCTTTCGTGCATCTTTCAGCCGCCGCAGGGGCCAAAAAAGGCATAAAAAAAAGACCGCCGAAGCGGTCATAAGAATTCATTTTGTTTATGCCCCTTTTAGGGGCGCAATATCTGAGGCATCTTTATATCACCTATGCTTTTCATTGCATCAATCGTTTTTATTGGCATCACCTCCTTTTTCCGTCAGCACAGAACCAATTAGGTACAGTATTCCCCCTTGTTTTTTCATCGTCATATGTGTTCGGATTGTAGCAAAATCCATCTTTGTAGTGCTTGCAATCCTTGCACCGAACAACAGCTACAAAATCATCGAATGTTCCCTTGAGCCTGTCTTGCTGTTCCTTTGTCAAAAAAGACTCGTTTGAAAGATGTGGCATTGAATCACACGAACCTTTCATTCCCACATCACCGCCTTTTCCATCCATTGAACGTTGATATCTCAAGTATCGCTTTTAAATTGTCTGCAAACGTTGATAATGTATCGTCCGGTTCCATGTCGTTTTCAACGGCATAATCGCATATCTCGGTTATGATATGTGTCATAAACTCTTCTTCAGTCATCCCACTTCACCTTCCTGTTCCGCTTCACGCCCACATATTTTCCGCTGCGCACCCGATAATCCGGGTATTCAGCATCCGCAGGGACAAACCAGTCCCGCCCGATTTTGATGGCCCCCGGCAAAGCCCCGCGCCTGCATTTGTCCGCAACCGTGATGGTGGCCTTGCCGATCTTCTCCGCGTACTGCGCGATAGGTATCATGTTTTCCAGATCCATGCCGTCCTCCGTATCAATTAAGTTACTTTATCGCTGTTGAAATCGTCTTTTATATCTTTCAAGTTTCCTGCGATACCGTGCTTTCCTACGGCTTTTCCTTTGCTTCATCCATAGCATATACATATCAACAGGAACTTCAAAAGCGTTAATCCAATAGCTCATACTTCATCTCCTATTTAAATCAATATGCGGTCGGACTCGAACCGGCTCCGCCAGATTCAAGGTCTTGTATGCTTCCACCCCAGAAAGATATCCGGGCATCTTTACAACACGCATAAGTGTCAGATTTCTTCCAGCTGCTCCAGCAGTTCGTCCTCGCTCTTTTCCCATTCGCGGGCCAGGTCGCGCAGCTCGGATTCCGTGACCACATAATCCTCCGGCGTATAGTCTCCACACATAGACAGGTATTCAGGCCGGATGTGGTACCGCTTTTCGTTGGTGTTTTCCATGATGTTTGCCCTCCTTCTTTCTGGCCCCTTTGCGAGGCTCAGCTATATATTACAATTTATATATTGCATTGTCAAGCACAAAATAAACCCCCGGCCCTTCAGCCGGGGATGTGCCTGAATATCTTTGCCTGCCCCTTATAGACGATCTGTTTGGTGCAGCGCACCGAAAGATCAAATTCTTCCGCCAGACGTTCGTAGGTAACGCCATCAAAGAGCCGCCTGCGCAGGATGGCCCTGTCGCGTTCCGCATGCGGACCGATGATCCATTCATACAGCAGAATCTCAATGTCGCTCCTGCTCAATTCGGGAATGATCATGCTTTGACCTTCCCCGATCCACCGCACTTAGGGCATGTTTTCTGCGCCGGGGACGATCTGACTATCGTTCTCACCGGTTTCCGAACCGTTATCTTGATCGTTTGCTTCGCCATAGTTGTTACCTCCAACCATGCGCACGGTGTTTCCGGTATAGGTATTGTTTCCGCCCTCTCCGGAATCCTGCTGGATCTCATAGGAATAGGTTTCAAACTGGTTCTCGTAGATTACCCAGCCAAGGTTTGTGCCGAACAGCATAAACAGCACAATCATAAACGCGATGAACCACCGCTTATTCAGCCGCTCCACCCGGAACATTTCGCCCTCATGGACATAGTAAGGAATGGATACCGTTTTCTGTTCATCGCTGAGGTTATCAAACAGCGGAACCTTTTTTTCGTTGCTCATTGTGTCGCCATCCTGATGATCATTCGTCAATTTCTGCGGGAGGTTGGTCTACGCTGATTTTTTCGCCGTTGAGGTTTTCAGCTTCCTCCACAGCCTTGTTATATTGCGCCGTGCTGATTCCTAACAGCGCACCAAGGAAAGCATCTACCGCCGTGATTGTGCCTACAATCTCTTCAGCATACGGAAAGCCCCAAATCCTCGCAAGCGCAAAGTAAAGCGTTCCAACTGCCGGTAGCACGATCTGAGCGAGAAACTTAAGCACATCATAAGCATTGTTCGATAATTTCATGCAATACCTCCAAATGGCTCGAATTTGCGTTTTAAGCCCTGTCTCTATTCGGATGAGGATTTACTCGCTTTCATCCTCCTTCTTTGTCAGGTAGTTTGTAATCTCCGTCTCAGCCTTGCCCAAATTATCCGTATGATTTCCGGTCAGATCGTGCTGGATATGGGCAAGCTCTGCCCTGGCCAGGGCATTGATCCCCTTTTCCACGCGGGGCACGATGGCTTCCAGGGTATTCAGCCTGCGGTTATCCCGTTCAAATCGTTTTTCGCTCTCCTGCAGGTAATTGTCGATGGTGTCCAGGCGCTTGTTGATTTTGTCAAGCTGCCCCTGGATAGTGCCATCCTCCTTGGCTTTTTCGTCCTCTTTGGCCTTTTTGCGCTTGCGGAAAACGTCCGCGACCTTATCTCCCAGCACGATCAGACCACAGATGCCAACAGCCCCGACAAACGTGTACCAAAGGATCAGCGGGCTGAGTCCTTCCACCGTGGGCAGGTTCTGCATTGGATTCACCCCCTTCCAACGATGCCGCCGATGGTTTCGGTGGCTTCCATGAGCTGTACAGTGGCCTTGCTGATGGTGTCATTCGCCTGCTCGATGACGCGCAGGGCCGCGTCAATCCGGGCCATTTGTTCATCCGTCATGGCGTCCCGATCCGTTTCGTCAGCCTGCCCGGCATATTCCAGATAATTGCTCTGCATCCAGCCGACGTCCCCTTTATATCCGATCTGGCACCAGTCGCCCAGATCCCCGACGACATCAACCGTCTGCCCGACCGGAACCCTTGCAATGATGTCATAGTTCGTGCCGGGGCCTTTCCGCATGTTGACCGTGGATCCGCTTTTGCCGACCGGCAAAACTACCGTTGCATTATCCATGTGCTCATTCTCCTCTTCTTCGTATGCGACGCCTTTCAGCTCACCCCAGTGCGTCCACTTCTTATTGCTGATCAGGGAGGTTACCACCCCGGCCTGCGCCCCCTGGGCTTCAATAACCAGCCCGTTGCCAATGTATAGCCCGATGTGGTTATGCTTTTCTCCGCTGCTGGTAAAAACCGCCGTACCGGGCCGCAGGGGATTCCCATCCGTTCGGTCTCCACCCTTGAGCGTGCCCTTATCGCTGCAGTATTTATCCCAAATGGAATTGCTCCCGTGAGCAATGGTGCCGCCCAACTGCTTGAAGGCCCAGGCGAACAGCCCGGAGCAATCGGTGACCCAGTGGCCTGCCCATTTGCCCCCGTATTTGACGGAATTGGCCCGGTCTGGATCTCCGGCGTATTCGCGGGCGTATGCGGCCTGTTTCGCATCACTCCACATCTCATGGGTTTTGCCGTATATGTATCCCCATCGGCCATCAAGGGCTTCCTGAAACTTCCAGATCAACGCACGGGAATCGATCACCGTTGCCACCTCCTGTCAATTATATTTTCTCAGATTTCGCCGTTTGTTTCATCCCCGTTTTTGACATTTTTTCGGGGTCAAGCATAAAAAAGTCAAGAAAGGCCAGGGGGAATTCGCCCCCATGGCCCCCTGCCAAACTTCATTAAAGTCTTTTTTAAGTTAGCTGCGGAATGTCTTTGCTAAGTAGGAGCTTGGCACATATTACACACCCATAAACCTTCCATCTGCTGTGGCGAAACCGCATGTGCTAT